CCACTCCTCTATAAAATAGGTAGTTTTACCTACCTTGTTGTCTAACCAGTGATCACTTAGGTTGCTCATGTTTACTGATCCTGCTTTTCAAAGTCAGTCATGCACTTTGTACAGTATGCTTCTAGGTTTACTGCACATCGGACATTGACTGGTGGATTACAGGCACAAGACCACTTCTTCTGCTTGCCTTTCGATGGTGTCTTAGGGGTTATCACGTTTAAGTGGATTGGTTCAGTCGTTGACGTAACAGTTACATCAGCTTCAACTGCTTCATAGTCCACTATCTCTGACCTTATCTCATCTGCACCTATCTTGGTCAGTGTTTCAACAAAGACAACAGGGTCTATAGATAGAGCATCACCGTTCTTATCTGTTGCCACACCCCACTGGTTCATCTCATCCCTGAATATCTTGGTGTGATACCACTGTCCCTTCGGCTTGTGTATATCCTGATAGGCATGGACTGCATTGTGCAGTACTGCTATCACTGTCTCCACTTTAGTAAGGTCAGTCCTCATATCAAAGTGGTGCTTGAGACTGATGTTGTCACCCTCAAAGTAGTATTCCCCTGCTTTCTTGAGCCTGTCATCGAATCCTATAACTACTGTTGGCAGGTTCTGTTGATATAGAAAATCATTCACTGCTCCATACAGTGTGTATGCCTTGTCAGCCTTGACCTGGTGCTTCCAGTCTAAGCTAGTTCTAGCGTGTTCTTGGACTGCCTTGTTTATACCTCCAGTTACCATGTAATCTGTGCCTCCTTTATTCCCTTGACACTGATTGTTATGAACTTGCCTGCTAACTGGGTAGCATTACCAGTTCTAACTATGCATGGTTTGTTCATTTCCCTTGCTACTATCGCAGCGTGGCACGTTATCGAGCCGATGTTAGTGGCAATAGCTGATGCCAGCTTCATTACTGGTACATTAGCTGGTACTGTCATATTAGCTACCAGTATGTCTCCTTCCTTGAAGTTAGGATCATCTGGTGTTCTAGCAATACCAGTTGCTTCTCCCTTGACTGCTCCGAATCCTTTCATTTCACTTATAACTTCCAATTAACTTACTCCTTCCCCTTCTAAGAGGTCGATTGCTGCTGTTACTGCATCACTATCCATCTCATCGAACTGTTCAACAGCCTGTTTAAACGGTAGTATCTCTTGCTCTAGAGTAGAGACAGCTTCATTTATGTTCTCTATTTTCTGGTTGGCACTCCCTATTATTTCTTCTCCTCTTTCTGCTAGCTCTCTGATTTCCGAGATATCCATATAGACCTCCTTGTCTACTTGTTTCTCTACGCCGACCTTCGGCGAGTCGCTCAAACATACCGAGACTACTAATGAATGTCAATGTATTCTCATTGACATTCTGTGTAGTATTGGTATTAATACTCGTTTGGAAACAGTACCGTTGTGACTTCTGTGTCCCTGATAATCCAGATTTTGTCACCGCCTTTGGGGTCAGGGTAAGAAGCTAGGATATACCCGTACTCTCCCTTCTGTAGTGACTGTAAACTATCGGAGTTTTTACTCCAGTCTTCCTTGTCCAAGTCACCCCAGTCACTAGACATGAACCTGTTTAAACTCTTGTGCACTCTCATCGCAAAGTCTTTATCACTTGCGACCTTTTCGTTTATACCTCTTGTCATTACTATCATTAGCTTTGCTCCTCATGCTGTTCCAACTTTTGTTTCTTCCCGTAGCTGTAGGACGTAGGGATTCCCTCCTTGTCTATCCTGCTTCTTAGCTTCTCTAGCCTGGTAGTATCATCTAGCTTGTATAGTTCAAGGCGTAGTTCCTCTACCTTGAGCAGTGCCCATTGGACTGCCAAGTCTATCGCTGTTAGTAGCTCATGTTCTTTGCTCATATATCCCCCTAGCTTGCTGTATTTGGACATAAAAATAGGGCAAGGTATCCAAGTACCTTGCCCTAGATTTAAGACGTTAATCTAGAATACAGGTCATGCTTTTTATCTTGTGCTTAGCACAGTATTTGTGGTGCATAACATCTCGTTTGACTATTAGCGTGTAGTATTCGAGGCCATGTACCTTGAGGAATAGTTTTTTGTCGGTATAGGTATCGAACACTAGCTTTAGGTTTAGTATCCTTTCCTCTACTTCCTCTAGAGTATTTGGTGTATCGAGTTTACTATCCCCGAACATTAGGCTTTCTGTTATGTCTATTGCTACCATAGCTTTCTTGCTCCTTATTTAACCTTGACTAACTTGCCGTTTTGCATAGTACCTTGAGCATACCAAGTATGTGGTGCTGGATAGTGTGGTCCTTCCAGATAGACAGTACCGTTTTCGGGTATTGTTCCTAAGCCTGGTTCGTACACTTCAACTATTTCACCATTCTTTATAGCATCCTTGAGTGCTTTCTTAGTTTTGTAGTTCTTAGAGGCGTAGGTCATATATTCTGCTCCTTATCACCAAGGCAGTTTCTCTACTTGTTCATCGGTGACTAAGCCTGTAGCTCTACATACCTTGCATTCTGCTTTAGCACAGTCACATTCCCAGTCAAACGGCATCCTAGTTTGTACCCTTCTGCTAGGTTTCTTTGGGTTTAACCTCAAACCCATGCTGCTAAATAGCCTGTCGATAGAATCACCTTCCTTGTTTCTATTCATCTGGTCTCTTGTTAGCTTGTGTTTAAACCTGTAGATTCTCTCTAGTTCTTTAGCTGTTAACTCATTCAGCTTGCCGACTGTAGTTAGCTTCAGGTCTTCCTTGTCTCTAATCTGGTTGTAGCCTTTTAGTCCTGCTTGAAGCAGGAAGTTATGCTGACACTGGTTAGAGCATAGGTAGATCAGTCCTTTAGGACTGTTGATAGTAGTTCTACATTCCCTAGAGCACTGGAAGCATATGTCACTTACTGTAGTCACTTCTAGTACTCTTAGTTTCGCTTGATTCTTAGGCATGGCTTAGTTCCTTGCTAGGTTAGGATTTAGGTTAGCTATAAACGAGAAAAGCCCTACAGGACTAAAGTCCTGTAGGGCTAGTGGGTTAGCTAGCTAGCTAGCTAACCTTGATTCCCAAATCAGCCAAGGCTGATTTGCCTCTTCCACTAGAATCTCTGTATGCAGAGATTCTAGCACCGGGAACTCCCTTACCGCTTTGACCTCGACCGACTAATCTCACCGAGATTAGTTTTAGCTCTTCGGCTTTTTCCATCGCCGAAATGACAGCTTTGCTGTCACAGTCGTAGTAAAGCCTAAAGGCTTCGTTGAATCCACTCAGTACTGAGTGGAAGCTAGTGGTCTTACGAGTAAGACCAGTTTTCTTATCGGTGAATTCTTCACCGATATTCCCCTTAGTTCCAGCTAGGCTAGACTTAGGGTCTAGCCAGAGTGCTAGAAAGTCTCCGACTTTCATCTTGCCGTCGTCTCCAGCTTTCTCTAGCTTCGCTAGTGCTGCTTTGGTCAGCTTGGACATTTATGTCCTCCTTGCCCTTTAGGGCATCTCCCTCAGTTTACTGAGGGGTTTGTTCGGCGAAATTGCCGATGTATTCATCCCACCTCCCTAAGACTCTGTGTCAATGTATTACCATTGACACTGAGAGCGAAGCGATCTTAGGGTGGTAGACTTCTGATGGGGAGGGGTATTTAGGGAAGGTATTGAATGCTCTTTCTTCCAGGAGGGGAGTCAGCGACCTCCAATTTCAACCTGAGATGTTTACATCTCAGAGTCCAGTTTAAACTCAAACTGCCAGACTAGCAAGCTAGTCTGTGGTAAACTCAGCGGAAATTCGACAAAGAGTATGTAAACATACTCAAGCTACTAAACCTAGCGGTTTACCGCTAGGTCAGAGAGGTAAATATGCTAGGTACTAGGATAGATAGCAAGACTGATGATACTTATAAAGCACTAAGTCCTAGCCAAAAACGTAGCTGGAGAAACCAAGATAAGTTCTTATCTTGCTACAGTGAGACGAGGAGCAAGACTACATCTGCTAGTTATGCTGGAGTTAAGTATCGAACAGTAATGAAGTGGCAGAAGGATAACTACTTTGGTTTCATGGAACGGTTAGAAGAAGCAGACTTCCAGTTCTGTGAGTCACTTGAGCAGTTGGCATTGGAGAGAGTTAAGATGCAGGACGCTAAGTCCAATCCGATCTTGCTGATCACACTGTTGAATGCGAACTTGCCTATGAAGTATAGACCTACTGTCGTCATGAACGATGATACTGCTAAGGATGTACTGAGAGAGCTTAGAGCCTTGTCTAAAGACTCACCTGAACAGCTTGCTGAAGCTCCTGAACCAGAGAAATCAGCTCTTGATCAAGTTAACGAGATACTGACTAGTAAGATAGATGAGTAGGGGGCATGGCTTAGACTTTGTGTTTGTATGGTATCTATACCAGTGCCAGTTTATTTTATATAAATAGACAGATAAGTCTTTAGAGACTTATCTGTATATATACTATATATATAGTCTATATATATTAAGAGAGTTAATATGAATGATTTGTTTAGAAAGATACGCCCTCAGATTATATTAGCGATATTTGTACTGGGACTTATCAGCACTGTGGCTCTTATGAGAGATGGCGAGCAGTACATAGCAGTGGTTACTGGATGTACTGGTGGTATCATTGCCCTGGGGATGAAGCTATTAGACGGTGAGTGATGTGGGGATGGACGGTGGCTTCATTCCCTGCAACACTGCAACACTTAGAGTTTAAACTGAGACACTGTAAAAGAATACTGTAAAGTATGCGCCAGATGATCTGTCGTAGTTTTGTCCGATCGGCCAAAACGTAGTTTAAACTAGAGTTATGTTGCTAGTATGGCAACATTTACTAGTAAAGGCACTAGTGCCTATCAGTTAAGGCACGGGTACATTGATAGTAAAAGGGGAGTTTAAACTCAATTCATTCGCAAACGAATTAAACCAAAGAAGGAGGTTCGATATGCCGAAGGTGGGTAAGAGGCAATTTGCCTATACGAAGAAGGGTAAGGCTGCAGCTACGAAGTACGCCAAGCAGTCAGGGAAGAAGATGACTAAGAAGAAGAAGTACTGATGGCTTCTCCTGTCTTTGAGATAGTTGGCTTTGACCCTACGGATGAGCAGTCCCAGATATTAAATTCAGGCAAGAGGTTTATACTCGTTGCAGGGGGTGAGCAGGCTGGTAAGTCGATGGTGGCTTCCAAGTTCCTACTCCATAAGTTCCTTGAGGACGACAGTCCTGGTTTATACTGGCTGGTAGCTGCGGATTACGAGAGAACGAGAGCGGAGTTTGAATATCTTTCTGAGGACTTTGCAAAGCTCGGCATACTTGCCGAGGTTACAAAAAGGGTAGACCCTGGCAGGATCGTACTTGCAGATGGGACACGGATCGAAACCAAGTCAGCCAAGGACCCAAGGACACTCGCAATGCGAGCACCCAATGGTATCGTTGGCTGTGAAGCGTCACAACTTGATCTGGAAACCTTCTACCGAATGCGTGGAAGGTG